CGTCGTCCGTTCCGTAGTAATAGTTCGGTGCTGGTGTTGCTTCGTCGTTGACAAGTGACACGTTACCGTTGTTGTCGCGATTAATACTATCGATAAACGTTAGTATCGAACCTGTGCCACCACTTCCGCTTTCGAAGAAGTCGTTCCACTCCGCAGGAATAGAACACGCGTCCCAATAGTAAGGGACAAGAAGGTCAAGACTAATCGTCCAACCGGTAAGCGTGTGTTGAAACTCCTCAAGGAATGGTTCTAACGAAACGTTTTGTACTGTGATTAAGTCACCGAACAACATTCGGTGGTTTGTAATTTCCGCAACCAAGTCTTCCGCGATTCGTTGAAGGTCGCTTAATACTTCGCGTTGATATTCAGGTTTGTCTTCTTTATCGCGTGGTAAGTCGGCAAGGACAATCTGAAAACTGAATGTCTTCATTCCTTTCGCGTAAGTAACGTTCGAAGGCACAACGTGCATGAATGGATATTCGCCAAACTTTTCAAGGTCAGAAACCTCGATTTGTCCGTGTGAGAATCTTTTGAGAATGAAGTGTCCAGACGCGAATGCGTGGAATCTATCTATTAGCGCGTTGTAGCTTTGTACGTTCGACATAATTGTAATCTATTAGGTAAGTCATATAAGTAAATATCTCCCACGCTGATTTTTCCGTAATTGCGTCCAATTTAGTTATGTCACGTCCGCACGCTTCCATAAAAAGATGATACCAACCGTAGCGTCCAAGCACTTGGTTTAGGTTGTCTCGGTCTTCAATTGCTCCGTCAGTTCCGTCGTTAACTTCTTCACTTCCGCTTCCAAATAATCGAGCGAAGTGTTGCTTAGTTCGTTGAGCAAAGTCGAAAAAAAAAGCATCGCACCGTTGAATTGTTCGAGTGTCATCTGCTCAACGTAGCCTTCAACTAACTCTCTGTTTGCTTTGCTGTGAGGAACGATTGTGTACTTCGAACCCACGCGCTTGTCGATAGGTCGGTAAAGCGTTCCCATTATCTTGACCATGTTCGCGCTAACGTCGGATGCCCACGTTGAAATGTCAGCGTACTCGCCCATTGAGATTGAGTAAAGGTCGGGAATAAAACCAAAGTCTTTGTCCTTGATTGTAATCGTTTCAAAGAACTTCGCGCTTTCATTTGCAAGTGTTCCTTCGAACGCTGCGAGTAATGTCGGCAAGTGTTGGAAGGGTATCTGCTCAGCCTGTTCTTTCAGTAGGTTACTAATTGAAACCAACTTGTCGATGTCGTTCTTCGCGCTGTGATAGTCAACGTATTGCTTGACGCTTATAGAAGAATAGTCAGCTGGTATACTTACTTTTATGCTCATTGTTTTTTTTTATTTTGGGAAGATTGGGAAGATTGGGAAAGTTTTACGATCCGCAATAAAGACAACCTTCGTCGTCGTCGTCGATTGTGTTTGCTTCTTCGTGTACGCGTATGGCTTCCATGTGTACCTGTTCCTTCGTCCACTCTGGATGAAACATCGCAATCTGTGACCTCAAGAAGTTTAATTTGTTTTCGCTCATTTGTTTGTTATGTTCATTTTGCATATTCCTTGCCTTCTTCAATATCGCGTTCCATTCGAACTTGTCCTTCGGTGTGTTCCACAGTTCTTCGAACAGCCAGTCGAGTGCGTTCATTTCGATTTGATTTCTCGCACGTCCCAAAACATGTCGCACTCGTTGTTCTTTATTGGTGGCTTACAGAAATACGATTGATAGTTATTTGCCTTTGCAAGGAAACGAAAACAGTTGTCCCTTTTGTCGCACGACATACCTGAGCATTTTGTTATATCCGCCATTGTTATACGATTAATTGTTCAACGTCGATTTCATGATGAGTGAGTAGTGCGCGAAAGTATTCAAAGACTTCTTCGATGCCTTCCTGGTATGCGCCTTCTTGTCGCTCATTGTATTTCGTAAACTTGCGATATCCATTCATTTCAATTTCCCAAAGTAACGAAGCCATATCTTTTGCCTTCATCATGCGCTCGAACTCCATACGATCGTCGCCGTCGTTAAGGTCGAAGGTTAGTGTTGCTTTGCTCATTATAATTTGTCGTTGATGATTATTTGTACTGGAGCTTCGCTGTCGCCTGCGTGAACCGTTCTCGCCTGTTTAGGTTTAAAGTATTCAAGCATTGCAAGATAGTGATGAAGGTAGTCTTCGTCGTCCATTGAATGAAGTACCGTCATTGCGCGTTCTGCGCCTTGCGTTACAACGTAGTCACCTAACTGATTCCACATTTCAGTCTTCTTGCTTAGTGCCCCCTTAGGCTTCAAACCACCGTGTCCTTTCTTCAATCGTCCGTGTTCGTCTCTTTCCATATCTGACAATAATTTATTGTGCTAAAATGTAAATATAAGAACTACCCCAATTTACCCTTGTAATGGTTGATAAGTTGTTCCATTCGTGAGTCGTAATACTTCGAGAAGGTCTTGAAGCCGTCGTTATCTTGTTCGAATAGTCTGAATAGAACACCTCGCAATCGTTGTGAGGGTTTCTTAAGCGTATCTTCAAGTTCACTCTTAAGACTTTCTACTGCGTCCAGTTCTTCGCGTTTGAAGTCTTCGTCTTTGAAGGCAAGATAACCGAATTGATTAGCTATTGTAAATAACTCTGACGCTTGCGAAGGACTTAACTCGTTTGTTCCAAACGTTAGCTTTAAAGTCTTGTCCTTTCGCGTACCTACTGATTCAAGTTGAGCTGGAATGATTATCATTTATTGTAAATGTGTTTGAAAGTCTTGTAAAGTTGTAAGGTCGCCACGTAGGTTCTTTTTAATGTCGTGCCAACGTAAACTATTAATGTAGAAATCAATTGTCTTGTTAGGCGTGAAAACGCGAAAGTGAGCGTTTTGAAAGTTAGTCCACGACATCACATTGTTTTCTTTGTACTTATCTAACATTTGACCGAATAGTTCTCTCTTTGCTTTGTTACTTACTTTGTTCATCTTGTTACTTCTTAAATTCTTGAATGACTCACTATACTAATTACTCTTGAGAATAGATCTTGAGCTAAAGTGAGAGATAGAAGTATCCAATCACACTAATTTCTTAATGTGTTGGACGCTCACTTTTGCGATGTAATCACTCTGTCGAATGAGTCTTTTCGCTGTCGTGTCCTAACGTGAACAGCAATGTCCGTTAGTCTGGAATCTATCTTTCGAAGAATTGCCTCTCCGTGTGTCGTATGGCTTATTCCTTTGTCATACCATTGGGCTAATAACACAATCCCACAGTTGCCCTTATTCATCTTTTATCCTGCCGTTTAATACTCCCGACGATAAAAAATATACCCCCAATTGTTTTTAGTCGTCAAACGTAAAACAAAAGGGGGCAATACTAAAAACGTTTGACTTTACAAAGATACATTTGTTGTGTCAAAAGTTGCCTTCAAAGTTTTCAGTTCTTAATTGTTCAAATCGACATCGACGTCCTTCATTGACTCAAGAAAAGTATTGATGTCTTTCTTTACGCAAGGCGGACACGTTGAACGCTCATTGAACGCTCCTGTAGCTTTGTCCTTGAACGAATAGAACTTCAACATATCTTTCTGCTCCAAACGTCCTTGCGCCTTCATATCGAGCAAGAATCTTTTAAACTCTATTTGTTCGTCCATAGACAAGACACCTTCCCATTTTGACGCAGGACAAGAAGCGAAGGCGAGCTTTGCTTTTATCGGCATAACACAACCACAAAGTTGAATTGATTTGCGACGGAACAACACTTCGTATTTTGTTTCAAATACATTTCCTTCTGCGTCCACTTCGCCACCAACGATCAATGGACCGCAGCTTTGCGTTGAGGGTTCGAAGAATTTACAGGTGCGACATATTTCTAAACGTCGCTTATACTCATTTGATTTTGCGAATAACATTTGCTCTTATTTTAGTTTTAATTGAATCGATAGTGCGGTATAAAAAAACCGTTGGTATTCCTGTCTGTTTAGAAAATTCTCGGTAGGTAAAACCTTCGAAGATATATTCCTGAAAGATTAGACGTTCGAACTCGGTTAAGCGACTTATAAGAATGTCCAGTTGCTCGTTGGTCATTCGTGCGCCTAACCACGTCTTGTCGACTTCGTGAGCGTAGTCTTTGAAGTCGCGTCGGTTTCTGTTCCAAGCAATCGTTTGACGATAGAATGGCGACGTTGGACTATTAACGGCTAAGTACATCACACGAATAAGATAGAACTCGAAGTCGCCTGTGTCGATTAGGTTCTCGATGTGTTTACTTCCAAACATAGACAACAAAGAATCGTGAAGCAAGTCTTCGTAATAGTCCTCACCTCGCGAAATGTTCTTCGCAAGTTCTTTGAACTTTTTATAGTTTCCGTCTATGTAATGTTCAAGTGTCACTCATTGAAGTATTCGTCGATTACTTTGATTGCTTCTTCGCTACCTTTACAAATATAAGAACAATACCCTCTGTTTCTTAATTGTTCCTGCCAACGCTTTTGTTCTGGTGATGCGACACCCCCTTTCTCCTTCTTCATTTCAATAGCAAGACCATAGAACGCACCGCGTGGTTCGTAGATGAATAGGTCGGGAAATCCTTTGACGTAGCCAGTACGTTTCATCTTAACCGCTTGCAAGTAACTTGTTCTCATTCCACCTGCGGAAGCGCAATACAACGCGTCGGGATATGCTAATTTGAGATATTTAATTACTATTTCTTGTTGGTTCGATTCAGATTCGGGTGTTGCTTTGCGCTTTACAACACTTTTTTTATAAGTTTTCTTAAAAGTTTTTACGTTCATTTTCAATCAGTTATAAATTATTTTCAATTTATTTTCATTTTTTTGTTGTGTATTCAAAAGTTTAGCATATATTTGTCAAACAATTAACAACAACACCAAAGATAAACAAAATGAAAACACTAAACGCAATCAAAATCGAATCAGTTAAAGTAGTAAGAAACTTTGAAACTTCACGTTTCGGATATAAAGCAGAAGTTTGGGTTAAGAAAGTTAGATTTGAAGGTATTGAATTTAAGACTATGAATAATGTAGATGCAATTTTATCACATATCTGGAACACAACAACAGACGTGAAATGTTTAGAAATGCAAAAGTCAAAATCAGATAAAAAAATACTTGCTTATATTAACGAGTATTCAGATTTTTTAGCACGCACTTGGTTTCAATTAATCTAATAACAAATCTAAAATGAAAAAACAACTACTCTACATCGCAATCCTGTTCGCAGGTATGTTAATCGCAGGAACGATTGACGAACAAACAAGAATCTTAGAACAAACCCCAAACACAACAAACAAATGAAAGTAGAACTAATTCAAAAAACAACGCTTACCGATATGTACTACAAGATTGTAGTCAACGGAGAGTTTCACATGTCGTACAACGACTACGACGAAGCGGTACGCGCTTACGACAAAATCAAGTCAGCCATTCCACGCGAAGAAATCATCTTATCAAAAGAAATCTAAAACCAACAAATCAAATGAACAATGAAAAACACTATTACGCAACTCCATTCCTTTTCGAAGAAGACGTTCAAGAAATTAAAGACGCAATCGTTATCGCACAAAATTATTGGGGTGATAAGAGAATTGGAACACTGGATTGGAATGATTATTATCAAGCGCGAATTGAACAACTTGAACGAGTATTCAACAAACTTGATTCAGCGACTTTCAAAGAACTACCAACACCACCAAAAGAAGAAATCTAACTTTGTTTGCGTTTCTTCATGCGCGAACGCGTACAACCTAACTCACAACGAGATCGCGAACATCGAGAAATGTCATAAACTTTCAGAAGCGCGTTGGAACGACCAACTTATTGAATACATTTGTAAACACTAAAATCAAAACTATGTACTGTCCAAAAATAACTTACTGTTTCATTGGCGACGATATACGCACGCTCAACGAACGCATCAAGAACATCGCGAAAGACTTTGAAGAAGAAGGAAACAGCGGTTGGTTCTCAGTAGACGAAAGACAACATCTTGTTTTTATAGACGAACAGGATAATCTTTATACCATACATTTGCGCGGTCACTTTTGGCGCAAAGGTGAACCCGACTTTAATCTTGAATACGTTACACTCGAAAAGGACGGAATCAGTTTCAGTTTTGACACCGATATTTTCGACGATCAATTGTAATGGGTTACTTCAAACGAATCAACGAGCAGTCGGACATTCACGACAGCCAGTTGAGGCATATTCAATCAGACGAAGAACTAGCTATAAAGTTCGAACAATACATTAATTCATTTCATAACAACAAAATAAACAACAACAACATGAGCATTATTGCCCAACAAACAAACAACGGCGGGGGTCAAACAGTACCCGCAGGAACGCACGTCGCACGCTGCTACCAAATCATTCACATCGGCACAATCGTTGACACTTACCAGGGTGAAGAAAAACTCGTTAACAAGGTTCGACTGGTCTTTGAACTACCTCTCGAAACAGCCGACTTCGGTAAAGGCGAACAACCGTTCTCAATTGGTCGCGACTTCACATTGTCGATGCACGAAAAGAGTGGCTTACGTGCCTTCGTTCAATCATGGCTAGGAAAGGCAATGTCCGATTCAGAGGCTTCTAAATTCGACATCGGTACTTTGTTAGGCAAAGAAGCAATGGTGAGCGTAATGCACCGCACCGCGAACACAGGACGCACCTACGCAGACTTGAAAGGAGCGTCACCACTTGCAAAAGGAATGACTTGCCCTCCACAGGTAAACGCAGCGTTTCTTTTAGATTACGACAGCGAAGACTTCGACTTGCGTTTTAAGATGTTACCTGAATGGTTGCAAAACAAAGTTAGTTCGTCGGCTGAATTTAGTCAACGTTTAGACCGCGCTGCGGATCAAATGAACAAAGCGAAGGCAATGTTGGAACAAAGCGGTTTAGTTAAGCCAACGCAAGAGAACGAAGACGACCTACCTTTCTAAATTAATAAGATGTTATAAAAGGGATGGAAACGTATACACAAGTCCCTTTTATTACACTTAATTATAATAAACCATACAATGAATAAAGCAATCTATAAAACGCCATTCGGTCGCCTTGTAAAGGTTAACTTCAAGACGATGCAGAATTTTAAAAACGTTCTTCGCATAAGCGATCCAACGGCGCGACTTTACGTTACGCACCCCGAACGAATGAGAATAAAAGACTTCAACAACATTTGCCTTCACACTGGTCTATCTCGCGAAGAAGTATTCAGCACCTTTACACCAACCAAATTAATAAACGAAGAGAATGACTAACGAACAAATACGACAGGAGCTTATCGACATGATTCCTTTCAGATACATGGAACGCTTCGAAACGCTATGGTTGATGCTGACACCACGCTACGAGCGTTTAACAAGCGAACAAATCAAACAGCAACAAGAACTGGAGAACGAAAGAGAAGTGTTTTGGAGCGCGTTAGAAGATGTGACGTGCAGCGTCTTAGGTATTCCTTCGCAAGCGTTGTACACACCAACGAGAAAACGCGAGATAGTTACAGCGCGTCAAGTAATTTTCTTTATTATCCGTCCGTGTTACCTTCAAAGCTACGAATCAATAGGTAAGCACTACGGCAAAGACCACGCTACCGTAATGCACGGAGTGAAACAAGTTAGTTGGCAAATCGAATGTGACAGGAATTACGCAGCCAACGTCGAGCGAATCTGTTACATACTCGAAGAAATGGGTTATGCTAAACCAATGAAATTTTTTATTAAGTTTGTCGAGCATTTAGAACATCAAAAAGAACTTAAACTCAAAAAACAACTGAAAAGAAAATGAAAGACTATTGCAGAAATTGCGACGTAGACCAAATAGAGGAACGCATCGCTGACATTAAACATTCAAATATGGTTTACGAACATTGGGATAACTCCGACGTTCAAGAATTGTTCGAAGACGAAATCGGTTTGTGTTACGATTGTCAGAAAGAAGAAGACGCAGACGACTTCAAAGGTGAAGGTTGGGACTAAATAAAAAACAAAATGATGCTAATACTACAACTGAAAAAGAGAATTGAGATTCTCGAAGCGCAAGTTCAACAACTATTGAACGCGCAACCCGCTCAACTTCCAGTACCAACAAAAGAAAAGAAGGCTGCGTTCGTCAAACCAACGGTTGTTGAAATATACGACTACGCTTGCGAGAAGTTAAGCGACAAAGACGCGCTTGCATTTACCGAGAAATTTCATGCTCACTACGAAGCTAACGGTTGGAAGGTCGGACGCAATCCAATGAAAGACTGGAAGGCTGCCGTTCGTAAATGGGACTTGTCTACTTTTGTAACTACAAACCAACAAACTAAAATCAAAAATGGAAAATTCGACTCCGATGCTGCGCAACGCATCTACAACGACGCTCACAACTACACAAAGAGTTGACAAAGCCGAACGCGAAAGCGCGTTTGTTGCTGACTACGATCTTCCAACGTTCGTTAAGTTATGCTCAAAGGTCTGCGCTATGTATGGCATCGCATTGCCTGAAGCGCAACTACTCCAAATGCTTCATGAATTTATAGTGAAACATTTTCGTTGGGTTACATTCGAACACTTTAACCTTGCATTTGAACTAAACGCAGCGAATGAACTAACAAAGAAGTGTGAACATTTTGGAGCTTTAAGCGTGTCGTTTATTGGTGACGTGTTGACGCACTACAAACCACATCGCGACAAAGCTAATCTACAAATACAACGCGAGATCGCGGAATCAAAAGAACAAGAATCTAAACAACTAAAAGAGAAAGAAATGGCGGTAAACGACGACAGTTGGAGAAGAATGTTAGCAGAAGACATTCACAACTATAAAAAAGGAAAATATACGGTCATTGAGATTCGTGCGGTGTCGCTTATGCGGTGGCTTGAAGAAAGCAAACAGATAACGATTGACACGTTCACGGACGAAGAATACAAACTTTGTAAAGCAAAGGCACGCAAGAATATCTACTTCGAGCAAAACTTGAACAAACCAATGGTTGAAAGAATGAGCGACAGGAAGCGTCAGCTATTGAAGGAATCGATTCAGTTTGAAGGTATGCGTGAGTTGTATAAACTTTATTTGTCTAAACAATGAGAATTCTTGTCGCTTGTGAAGAGAGCCAAGCCGTAACTATAGAACTTCGCAAGTTAGGCCATGAAGCTTATAGCTGTGATTTGCTTCCTTGCAGCGGTGGTCATCCTGAATGGCATTTTCAACAAGATGCTATTGAGGTAATGAATGGATGGTTTGATACTAACGAAGTTACTATTAACGATAATTTTGCTTTAAAATTTGACGTATGGAGTGACGAGCAAGAGTATGAATACAAAGATAAAGAACATTCAAAAGGTGCTTTGATTAGACAAATAGGTTGGAATTGGGATATCATGATAGCATTTCCACCTTGTACACATTTAGCAGTCAGCGGTGCTGCGTGGTTTGAGCAAAAAAGAAAAGACGGAAGACAGCAAGAGGCAATAAATTTTTTTATGAAAATAATAAATGCTCCGATTGAAAAAATTGCAGTTGAAAACCCAATTGGTATAATGAGCAAAATTTATAGGAAACCGAATCAAATTATTCAGCCTTATCAATTCGGAGATAAAGTTCAAAAATCAACTTGTTTGTGGTTAAAAAATTTACCGAATTTACTGCCAACAGATATAGTTGAAAAAGGTGAGTTTTTTGAATGGATTGATAAAAAAACAGGAAAGAAAAAAAGACAAGATCTTTGGTATTATCAAACAGCTTTTTTACCACATAAAAACGGCGAAAGAGCAAAAGCAAGATCAAAGACTTTTCCAGGCATTGCGAAAGCTATGGCTGAACAATGGACTGTTAGAAAAAAAGAACGTATTCAACTAAAACTATTTTAATGCAACCATACAAACCAACCTACCTACCGCGTCAGATTGAAGCGTTGAATTACTTAAACACCGATAGCATCGTTGAGCAATTGTTGTATGGTGGCGCAGCAGGGGGTGGGAAAACTAAGTTCGGTTGTATGTGGCAGATACAACGTCGTTTGAAGTACGCAGGCACACGTTCGTTAATTGGTCGTGCAAAGTTAGACAACTTAAAAAAGACGACCTTAAATACGTTCTTTGAAACGGCTGAGGAGTTTGGATTGATAGCGAATAAACACTACACGTTCAACGGACAATCTAACATAATTAAGTTTTTTAACGGAAGCGAAATAGTCCTAAAAGACTTGCAGGCTTACCCCTCAGATGTCAACTATAATTCATTAGGTTCGTTAGAAATTACAGACTATTTCGTAGATGAATGTTCTGAAGTAACAGAAAAGGCGGTGAGCATTGTTCACTCCAGATGTCGTTACAAGTTGAACGAATTCGGTCTTATTCCGAAAGGTTTCTTGTCATGCAATCCTGCGAAGGGTTGGTTGTATAATGAGTTCTATATGAAGAACAATAGGAACGAACTACCTTCACACCGTGCGTTTGTTCAAGCGTTACCGCAAGACAACCCCTTCCTTCCTGTTGCTTATATCGAATCGTTGCGTCGCCTTCCAGAGTATGACAGGAAAAGACTTTTAGAAGGCAACTGGGAGTTTGACGACGACAGCGACAAGTTGTTTCAAACGGAGAACCTACTGCGAATGTTCCGCAACGAAGTAATCAATGAAGGAAAGAAATATATCACAGCCGACATAGCGCGTTTCGGGAAGGATAGAACGATTATCTGTGTATGGGAAGGACTTACTATAATCGACATAATTGAACTCAATCGTGCAGCGTTAGACGAAGTCGTTAACCGCATACGCGTCGTAACAAATACACATAACATTTTGTTACAAGATGTTGTCTGCGATGAGGATGGAGTAGGCGGTGGAGTAGTTGATTTTCTTAAGTGTCGCGGGTTCGTCAACGGATCAAAACCCAAACACCCGCAATACCAAAATTTGAAAAGCGAATGTTACTACAAACTCGCTCAGTACGTTGAAGAAAACAAGGTAACGATTCTATCCAGTACGCGCAAAGAACAAATCGTTCGTGAACTCGAAATGATTAAGCGACACCGCGCAGATGTGGACGGAAAGTTGCAAGTAACTCCGAAGGACGTTATTAAGAACCGCGAAGGAATTTCTCCCGACGTTGCCGACGCGATTATGATGAGAATGTACTTCGAACTCAATCCAAGTTATGGACAATACGTTGTCGGTTAGCATAACTTAATTATATTTACAAAATGAAACCAATACCACTTTACGAAACGCTCAAAATGACATACGATCGTGAGCGCGAAATCGTTAATTCAATCGCAACCTACTTCCAACAAGGAAAGATTCTCGGGGATATCCTTCTGGAACTTTCACAGCGAAAAGACTTGAACGCGAAAGAGAAAATATATCTTGCGCTTATGATAGGTTCAATGATGACTAAAACAAACGAAGATGCCAGAGAGCAAAACTAAGAAAGGAATATGTGTGTACTTACACAAAGACCTGTGGAACGAGATAGACGAAAAGAGAGGTGAAAATAGTCGCAATACTTTTTTAAGTGAAGCGATTGAGTTCTCTTTGAAGTTCTACGTTCCTGAATCTAAAGTAAAATTGAAAGAACAAACGTCGACAAAATAGCGACACCTGAAGAAACGATAAGAGCGCCAGTACGGCGCTTTTTTTGTTTGTCTAATTTTTTGTTTTCCACGTTTAAAGTGTTTATTTCTTCGCTCAATAAGACGGTCTTCTGTTCATAAGCTGCAACGACTTCTTCTAAGTTGTTTGTCTTTTCGTCCTTGATGTTTATTTGTTCTTGTAGGTTGTTAATTACTAACGAATCAGCTTCAATAACGCTGTCGCAAGCGTTCACCAAACGTACCACATCCACACGAACAATAGTATCTCGAACAACAATAGAATCACGAGTTCTTTTATAGGCGGTTTTGGCTGTAAGTTGAGCGTCTTCATAGCGTCTGTATGTTCCGTAAAGGTTTATTTCTTCCTGTAACAGGCGGTCGTATTCCCCGCTGTTGTAATAAATAATGCTATCTTGTTTTTGTATTTGTACTTGCGTTTCAATCTTCGGGTTGAAGTTCCAAAAAGCTAAACAAACAAGCAGCCAAAAAACAGATGTTGCAATAACTACAACAAGTGCGTCGGGTTGGTATTCTCTTTGATCCATTGTGCGTTAGATTAAGTCTTCACCTTTGTAGTTCGGGTGGTCTTTTGCCATTGTGTCGATACCTCGCACCCATAGCACCGCAAGAATTGCGGTAAAGAAAAAAATTGTAGTGATTAACATAGTTGTTTTGTTTTTGGTTTATAGTATTTGTCCTTCGTGTATTCGATAATTGTTCACGCTAAAGTAACCATTTTTTCCTTTAGTTACAATGCAAAATCCGTGGTTGTATTTTGAATACGGGTTATAATCCGGGGAAAGTTCACTCAAACATCCGACACCCCAACACGTTATAAACTTTCCGTTAGCGTCGCGCTCGTTGTGTTCTGCGGTTTGGTGGTGGTGTCCACACATCGACGAAACTTTTGTCTTCATAAACAACCCACGCGCCACGTTAACCGAAGGAAGGAATTGTTTGCCAAATTCGTGACCGTGAAAAATAGATAACTTACCGATGTTTAATTTGCTCTTTCCGTCAATCCATTTCACGTTGTGTTTGTCGCAATGCGTCAACGTTGGAAAGTCGAACGCGTCAATGTCGAACAACTCAGGAGCTTTGATTCGCATATAACGCCAGTAACGTTCTTCGTGGTTGCCTTCTTTGTAGTAGATATTCGCGTTCGGGAACGTGTGTCTTAACGATGCGAGGAATTGACGAATAGAATAAAGTTCGTCTTTGAATTTACGCTTGCGTGGATCTTTAACGAAGTCGCTAATCATGTGACAATCTAACGCATCGCCGTTCAAAACAATTGAATCACACCCCTGTTTTAATCCTTCGTTTATTGCGCACTCAATCGCTTCGTTGTCTTGATATGGAAAGTGAAGGTCGCAAAGAATTAAAAACTTCGTCCCCGTTAATTCAACGTGTCTGCGTTTCTTCGCGTATGACTTAGGAAGCGCGTATGGGTTGGAAGGTCTTTGTGCTGTATCCATTAATTCTTTTTGTGTGTTATGTTTACGACTATTCGCGCCATGCTTACCGCGAACTCGACGAACGTAAGTCCGCGCGTGTTCTTGCGTTTGAAACGCTTCAGGATATTCCTCGAAAAGTTTTGTCGCTAAAGAATTTGAAGGTGCTTCAGGGAATTTGCTACAAATCTCCGCTGCTATTTTTCGCGCTTCCGTTTGTTTTGCCATTTGTTTTTTGGTTTGCAAATCGCTCAATCACAGTACCACCAAATAAACCACCCGTCAACAACGCTAGCGTGTCGAACATTGAAATCGGACAATCATATTGTGAGAACGTAGCAATGTAACTAATAACGATTAAGTTAATTACAACAAATATAGCAACAATTCGTTTCGAAGAAACTTTTGAACAAGATGTTAATAAAGATTTTAACCAGTCTTTCATATTAGTTTTAGAATTAGTTGAACAATTAAACCGCCAACGACACCCGCTGCGGTTGCAATACCACCTAAACGAGCAACCTGTAAACGTTGGTTGCTTATGTATTTGTCGTGCTTTTGAACCTTGCTAACAAGACCTTCAATTTTCATTTCGTCGTCGCCAATCAACACGTGGTAAATACGGTCGATTTTTTTATTCATATTTTGAAGCTCCTCGTGTATCAATTGAATCTCGTTTTCGGTGTTCATGCCTTAAAATATAATTGTATTTCAGCCTCACGACGACGCACTAAACCCTTTAACACTTTACCGCCACCTTTATTCCACAGACGAAACGAATCTGCAATGGTTGCGTCGTTAGGGTTAACGTTTAGTTTCTTGAATACCGACGAACGTTTGAAGCCACCCGTTCCGATGTTGTAAGCTAACGAAACACACGCGCTAAATTGATTGTCGTTGAGCGGTTGTAAAATGAATGGCGCAATTGTTACGGCGAACTGGTCGATTATAAATTTAGCTAATTCGTCCGCGCGTTGCTGCGTTATTACGTCGCCTTCTTTTCCACGGTCACCATTTTCGTAGAAGGTGTTT